GACCATAGCTCTCGGCAAAGGTGGCCCAATCCTTCACGCCGTAGAACTTGAACAGGAAGGCCCACGCCGCCAGGCGCGCCAGCCCGCCCCGGACCGGCAGGCCCATCTTCAGGTTGGGACGGTGGACCGCGAACTTGAAGGGGCGCAGCTCGACGCCGTTGGCCATGTCGGCCGTGTCCAACATCCGCAGGGAGTGGCCGGTTTCGCGATCCCACTGGAACCAGCGCGGATCGCGCCAGGCGTATTGGTTCGGAACCCATCGCTTGCCGGTGGACCAGCCGATTTCGACGACGGCGTAGCCCTTGCCCAGGGCGTCCAGCGATCCGGCGCATAGGTCTTCGAAGGCCTCGTCTTCGATGATCTCGGTCCTGACAGCCTCGGCGATCTCGATGTCGCGCGGGTCGTCAGAGGCCGCCTTGACGTTGCGGTCCAGGCCCATGACCGCCAGCTTCCGTTTGCCCAGCTCGGACGCATAGTGCCAGTCGCGTTCCTCCATCTCCTCGGCGAGGGTCAGGTAGTCGTGGGCGTCGCCATCTGCCGCGCGCTGGAGCATCGACGCCAGCCGGCCCGGCGTCAGGCCGGCCGCGACGGTCGTGTTGTTCCAGGCCTGGCGGACGCCGGTTGTCGTCGGCCGGGCCACGACCTCGGCGATCTCGGCCTTGGTCGCAGCCGACGCCACGTTAAGCGGCCGGCCATAGAGGTCGATTAAGCCGGACTTCGAAAGGCCAGGTTGGACGAGGTCGGTCATCAGTGAATCCTTCGGCCGCCGTAGCGCGAGCGGCTGCCATGGTCGGACTGGCGGTCGCCGGGGCGCGGGCCGGATCGGCTGGCGCCGCGATAGTCGTAGGGTTGGTAAGGCGTGTCGGCGGCACGGCAGGCCAGGGCCGTGGCCCAGAACTCGTCGGCGTGGACTTCGCCATCATCGACGATCCGCACCGACCCGCCGACGCCGCCTTCCTTCTTGATCGCCCGATAGTCGGTGCGCAGCGCGACGATCTTGGGGATACGGATGGCGCAGTTTTCGACGCGATCCTTGAAGGCGGTCGCGAGGTCCAGACGGTTCGGGCCGGTCAGCAGCTGACCGACAATGCGGGTCTCGCCATAAGCGGCCTGAAGGTCTTCGACGACCTTTTCCCCCATGCCGGTCTGATCGATCCAGGCCGAAGCGATGCGGCGCGTCTTCCAGATCGCGTCAAAGGCGTCGTCCTGTTCGCGGAAGGTGGCCTTCTGCGCGACCCAGCGGTCGCGCATCCACAGCACGTCGCCCACCAGCTCGAAGGCGTGGATCACGGACAGGTCGCGGCGACGGGCCACGTCGCGGCCCAGATAGACCAGGCCGCCCGTGTAGAGTTCGGGCCTGCCGGCGTCGTCATGTTCGCAAGTCGAGAGCTTGACCGGGTCCAGCCACGACCCCGAGCCAGCGGCCGGGATGCAGTCCAGTTCCTCGGCCGCGTCGTCGCCATAGGTGTCGCGGATGTCGGCGATCCACTCTTCCTTCGACCCGATCTGGCGGCCCTTGATCTCGGCCGACAGGCGAACTCGCTCATAGAGGCCGTCCGCGATCGCATCGTCGAACGTGATCGTCTGGACCTCGCCCTTGCGCTTCTTGGCGCGGATGTCGTCCAGCAGCAGGTTGAACGGGTTCGCCGATCCGTCGTGGGTCGAGACCACCACCACCTGACCGCCCCACATCAGCAGGGCGACGGCGGCCTTCAGGACTTCAGCCAGGTCTTTGTGGAAGGCGGCCTCGTCGATGATGACCAGGCCCTGTTTACCGCGCAGGGCGCGCGGGACGGACGGCAGCGCCACGATCTTGAAGCCCGAGGCGAACTTCAGGCGGAAGGCCTGGACCTTCTCGCCGTCGCCTTCCAGGATTTCCTCGTCGGCGTCCTCGGCCGCGATGCCGAAGGCGCGCGCCCACATGACGCACACGTCGATGAACTCGCGCGCCATCTCCTGGTCATAGCCCATATACCAGGCGTTCATCCCCCCGGCCGAACCCTGGGCGGCCGCCTTCAGCACCGCATAGGCCGCCAGCGCCCAGGTCAGACCGATACGCCGGCTCTTCTCGATCGCGACCAGCGAGACGCCAGTCATCAGAAGCTCCAGCGCTGAAGCCTGGTAGCGCAGGAGCAAGTCGCCCTTGGGCAGGCGCGCGAACGCAGCCTCGGCGGCTTCGCGCTCCCAGGCCTTTTGATCGGCGTCGGGTTTGGATGTCGAACGGATGACCATCAGGCGATGCCCAGGACCGCGTGTTTGATCGCGTCCATGGTCTCTTTGGTCAGACCCTTGGCCTTGCCCACGGTCTCGACGGCCTTAGCGGCTTCCTTGGCGACCTCGACCCGCACCTTCAGCAGGCGGTCAGTGTCGATCTTTTGGGCGCTGGCCAGCGATTGCAGCGACCGGGCCAGGAACATGGTGTCTTCCGGCCCGAAGGTTACGGGACCACCTGGCTCGCCGTCTTCGCCTTCTGTCGTGGCGGTGATGGCCTGCATCACCAGGCCGTGCATCAGTTCGATGTTGAGGCGCGCGACGCGGTTGTCAGGCTCTTCGCCGAAGCGCGTGACCAGGGCGGTCGCGATCTCGCGCGATCGGCGCAGCTGTTCGCCGACTTCCGCCAGGCCCTTGATGTGGCGGCCCAGCGCCGAGCGCGAAACCTCGGCGTCCAGTTCATCCAGCTTCGCCTTGATCTGGTCTATGGTCGCGCCCTGATCGCGCAGCCGGCCGATCAGCTCGCGGATCTCGGGCGGCAGCTTGTCGATCGAGGACGGACTACGCCGAGGGGAACGCGCCATGGTTCAGGCGCCAGGCGTGGGCTGGGTCACGCCGTCCACGGTGATGAAACCCTTCGACACCTTGGCGCCGCGCTCAGTGATGGTCGCCACCATGATGGTGTCACGGAACAGGTCGATGGTGACGCAGCCGGCAGTTTCCAAGAACTTGAGCTGTTCGCGGACATAGGCCCGATCGACGCCGACGCGGTGACCCAGGCTGGTCAGGCCGGCTTCAATGACCCGTTCGTTGCCCATGCCGTGATCCTGCATCAGCAGTTCCAGGATCAGCAGACGGCGGTCAGCGGTGACCTGGTCTTTGTAGCTCATTTCGCGCCTCGCATCAGAAGTTGCTCGATGCGGATCACGCCCGCATCCGTGTTCTTGACCAGCTGTTCCAGGCCGTTCACCTCGGCCGTCAGCCGGGCCACGTCGGCCTTGGTGGCGACGTTTTCGAACCGCGCCTTGAACCCGGTGATGTCGTTTTCGACCTGGGTCAGGCGCGCCAGGATCGCCTTGGCGTCCTCGCTCTCGCGCCATTGCCCAGCCCGGTGATAGGTCCGCAGCAGCACCACGGCGTTGAGGGCGGACAGGCCGACGGCCACGACGGTCATGACTTCGGCGAAGGTCACGGGCGGACCTCCCCGGCGCAGCCATCCAGGGCGGCTTCCAGCACTGCCTCGCGCGCCTGGCGCTGCGCTCGGCCGGCCGCGCGCAACTTCATGGCTTCGAAGATGTCGGCCGCCTGGCGCAGGGCGTCGGCGGAATCAACATAGGCCGGCGCTGGGCCGACCGACACGCGGCAGGGCGTGGCGATAGGAACTGCGACCTCGACCGTCCTGACGACGGGTTCAGGCGTTGGCGCCGAGGCGCAGGCCGCGACCAGGCAGCACAAGAGAAGCGACGCTCGACGGATCATTCCACGGTCTCTTGATGCAGGCGGAAAGCAGCCTCGCACCGGCCTTCGCCTTCGCGGGGTTGGGACTGAAGGACGGCCTGGGCGCGGCGCTCGGCGGCGTTGGCCTGAAGCTCGGCGGCGCGGACCAGGCGGTTTGCGCGGGCGGCGTCAGTAGCGGCGGCCTGGCGCAGGGTCTCGATGGCCGCGTTTTGAACGCGCAGCGAACCTTCAGCCCCCGACAGAGAGGCCTCGCACGTCGCCAGCCGGGCGATGTAGCCAGTCTTGGGGGCGGTGATCGCCTGGTGGTAGGCGTCGGCCGTCGTCTGGGCCGCCTTCCGCCCATGTTCGGCGACGCCAGCGGTCCAGCTCGCCCAGATGGCCAGAGGGATGAAGACAATACAGCCCAACACCGCCGCGACCGTGAGGCGCGACGGCATCAGGTCGGACAGGCGGCCGAGCTTCACGACAGGGTCTTTCGTTGGCGCGCGAACCGCGACCAGATGACGACGACGCAGCCGATCAAGGACAGCAGCACGATCAGCGCCTGGATCAACGGAGACATGCCGGCCGCTGGAGCCAGCTGGTCGCGCGCCTTGCCCAAGGTTTCGACCACCTCGGCGCCCGACACCGCGACCAGGGGGGCGGCGGCGATGATGCCCTGTATTTCGCCCGTCTTCAGCAACGGACGCGGTTTGGCGTCGGCGATGCCGGCCAGGCGCAGACCCTCGTCGATCACCCCCGCCGGATAGGCGAAGCCGGCGTTCTCGTGGGCGATGATGGCCACCACCAGCGGGCGCATCACGGCGATGCTATCCACGTTCAGCCGCTCGTCGGCGCTGATAGTGCGGCCGAGGCTGCGCCCCACGTCGCGGCAGACGGCGTCGATATAGGCGGCGGTGTTGTTCTCGCGCGGCGGCGCCCAGCGGTTGATGATGCCCCGGACCGACGCGAGCTTGTGCTGTTTGAAATAGGTCATCAGCGTCCGCGCCAGCGCGCGCACACCCATCTCAGCAGAGATGAAGACCACGAAGCGCGGATCGGTCTGTTCGGCCGCCGCGCCCTGCCAGTTGGTCCCTTTGACCCGGTCGATGTTGCCCGGATTATTGTTGCGAACGCCACGCGTCGGGCGGCGGGTCGTCTGGCCCTGTGTCATGTGAAAAGCTGAAGCCCTGCTGACGCGCCGCCCTGCGCGGACGCAAGGAACAAGGGCCAGATCGGCAGGTCTCAACCCACCCCGAAAGGTTTCGGGGTCAGCGGTCGAAAAGGTCGGGGGTGTCGTCTTCGCGGGCGGTCAGACCGCGTTCGCGATCGCGCTGGTGGCGAACTTCCACAGTCCGAAGGTGGATGCCAAGTGTTTTCGCTATGGCCGCGTTGGTGGCGCCTTCCGACTTCATGCGTCGGATGGCAGCCGCCCGGCGTTTTGGCGAGGATGTCGGCCCCATCGGCACGATCAGTTTGCCGACCCGCAAGGCGTCCGCCAGTTGGCGAGCCGAGGCAAGACCTAGCGAAATCGCCAGATGGTGGCCTTCGTCGATTGAGTCCGGCGTGGGGATGTAGATCTCGCGCCCGCCGTAGGTTCGGGCCAGACGCAGGGCGACACCGGCGCCGCAGCATTCCGCGACTTGCTGAAGCAACTCGGGCCAGTCGGACCAGGTCGGTTCGGCCATGGTCATGCCCCGGCCTCGCGGCGGGCGGCGGTCAGCGCCAGCTCGGCGCTCAACGTCTCGGCTACGGCGGCCTTCAGATCGGCCTCACGCTGGCGTTTGACGCCATGGGGGGCGAACAGCGCGCGGCGCTGGGCTTGGGCCTGTCGCGCATGGGCGTGGGCGACGGCGGCCTGGGCCGTCCGCACCGCTTCCCATTCGAACAGACCGGCCGCCATCACTCGGCGGCTCGCGCGTCGATCGCTGCCTGAAGCCGGGCTTTCAGCACGTCGATGTGCTGCGCAGCGGGGATCAGCGACAGGTCTTGCGACCAGCCGGCACGGTCTGCCATCGCCTTCAGCGCCTCGATCAGGCGATAGGCCTGGCCTTCGTCGGCCCAGACCAGCTTATCGACGCCAAGCTGGCGACGGCCGAAGGCTTCCAGGGCGCTCTCGCGGGGATCGCGAACCGCGCCGAGCTGGTGAAGCGAAATCCACATGGCCCGCGCCTTACGCGCCATGGGCGATTGCGCGGGCTGGGCCTTGGCGCGCGGACCCTTTCGGCCGCCCTGGACGACGCGGGGCTTCCAGCCCTTGGCCTTCATCTCGTCCAGGACGAGGCCGAGCTGCGCCTCGTTGCAATGCGCGGCCGACGACCGGCCCGTGATCCGGGTCAGCATGGCGCGATAGGTGTCGTCGTCCAGGCGCAGTTCCTTGGCGGCGATTTTCACCTTGGCGATTGCGGCGCGCTGACTCATGCGGCCTTCGCCTTGAGGCGCATGGACATGGTCTCATCCAGGACGGTGATGGCCTTGGTTTGAGCGTTGAAAGCCAGCCGGACGGTTGGCCGGCAGGCGACACCGTCCTGGTCATGATAAATGGCCGAATAGGTCCCGCCCTTCATCGTGGGACGGAACTGGACCCGATCAGGCCGGGTCCATTGGTCGCCTGTCAGCCGGAACAGCTTGTCGTGCCACTCTTCCCAGACATGCCACTGAGCCTTGGCGATGGAGCGGCGGCGGCGCTTGCGAGTGGTCATTTGGCGGCCTCGAACGTCATGCCCCAATCGATCAGCACGCCGCGAAACACGGGACTGTCGGGATGCGTCATGCGCCACCAACGGGTCATGTACTCCCAAGGCGCGATCTCGCTGATCGACGCCAGACGGTCTGCAACGCGGAAGCCATCACGGATGGCGAAGGCGTTCAGGGCTTCGTCCCCTTCGATCACCTCGAAGTCGTCGAGGGTGACCCGGTCGGCTTCAAAATCCAGCCGGACGTCACGAGCTGCTACGCACGTCGCCGCGCCGATCCGAACCGGAGCCATGCGTGGCCCGCTGAAGAACTGAAGCTGATCCAAGCGCCGGGCATGGCGCTTTCGCGGCAGGCGGATCGTCTGGCATTTCACCCGCGCCTGGATGTCCGGGATGAAGCCTGGTTTGAACGAATATGCGACCATCAGATGCGTCCCGTTTGTGAATGATCTTCGCGCCAGGCCATGGCTCGGCGTCCGGCCTCGGCGCACCAGGCGCGGGGCGCCCTGAGGGCGATGGACATCAGCTCCATCGAAAGACCGATCCTCAGGGAGTCGCGCACGATGGCGTAGCGCTCCTCGATCACGGCATTGGGCGCGAATGTCGCCTCGTCAGTGCGCAGAGCCTCCGTCCACTCTGCTTCCGGCCGACCTGACTGCTGGGCGATAGTCTGGATCGAATGTCGGTTCGCCCGGCACTCGCGCGCCCAGGCCAGCTCGATGTTGTCGAGCGGATGTGCGCAGCTCAACTTCACGACCGCACCGCCCAAAGCACCCGGCCCAGCAGCGCCTCGATGTCGCGGCCCCAGAACTGGCGCACCCGGTCCAGAGCGAACCGTGTCGGCGCCTCGATGCGGGCGCCAGGGAAAGACACTGTGATGACCAAGGGTGCGATGTAGGACGCCCAGGCAGCGTCGCCGATCCGGCCGTGCAAGGCCGCTAACGGGTGATCAGGGCTTGGTCCCGTTGCCGGGGCCGAGACCAGAGCATCCGTCGCCCATTCCTCGAAACGCTCCTGGGCCAACCAGGTGCGGGCGTGGGGCGTGAACTTGGGGTCGAAGCCCTGGGACTTCACATGCGCGGCGAAGGCGCCGGCCGCACGGACCAGCGCCTCCGCATCCGCGCCGCCCGCCACCAGATCGGCGAACAGCTTCAGTGCGGGCTTCTTGGGGTTGTCCGCGCGCGTCGGATAGGCCGCCCAGAAGCGGTCAAACGCCGCCTGGACCGATGCTGGCACGGGTTGGGTCTTCGCGCGAGTCATGCCGCCAGTCCCGCATCGGTCAGGTCTTGGCGCGGCGCGTGGATCATGGCCGCCATCGCGTCCTCGATCACGCGGCGTTCGTCAGCGGTCAGGACGCCCCGGCCATAGACGACGCGGTCGTGGGCCTCGCGCACGGTGTCGGCCTCGAAGTCGGCGAGGACTTCGCGCCGGGTGTGCATCAGGGCGTTGGTCCTGATCAGCAGCAGGGTATCGGCCGTCAGGGGCATGCCAGCGCCTCCACGGCCTGGGCGCGGTCCAGGCGCTCGATCTCGGCGATGGCCAGAGCCGCAGAGCGGATCAGGTCGCGGCGGGCATCAGCGGGCTGCCAGGTGTGACCGGGCCAGGGCCAGTAAAGCGACCCGGCCGTCTGGGCCGCCGCGTTGAGGGCGTAGGCGCCCGATGCGCGCGCCAGCTCACGATCGATGTAAGCGTCGTCCAGGGTCAGCGAATGACCCCGCTCGACCTGGTTCTGACGCTCGGCCGCGACCTCAGCGAGAACCTTCCACACCACGCCATCGTGCGGCTCGACGACGACGGGGTGATCCAGATGAGCGGGACTCATGCCGCGACCGCGTCGATGATCGAAGCCGAGGCGACATCGATCGTCACCGGCGACCAGGCCGCGCGGGCGTGGGGGCGGCGATAGAAGCGCACGTATTCCTTCGTGCCTTCGACCCGAATGCTTTCCTTGATCGCCTTCATGGCCCGCTGCCAGCGATCGTCGGCGATCTCCAGACGCAGCAGGCCGAACAGCTCGGCGCGGTTCACAAGGCCTTCCTTGTCCGTGTTGAAGGCCCGCTGAACGATGGCTTGAAGCTCGGGCCGGCTGTCGGTGGACCACTCGACCAGGCATTCATCGACCAGCTTCTTGGCAGACTGAAGCTC